TGGGGAAACACGCTCAGAAATCTTTCCGGAGCTGCAAATCGTTCCACTGGATCTGTATGAGCGGGCACAGGAGCTGATGGAGGCCAGGACAATGCACCACAATGAGGTGCCCTTTAACTCCAAGGGGAAGGCGCTACTCTCCGGAATGGTCTACTGTGCCCACTGCGGTTCCAAGCTGATGCTGACCACCAGCAGCGGCAGACGTGCCAAGGGTGAGCCCAAGCGGGAAACCCGCATCCGCTACGCCTGCCACTACAAGATCCGCCATCCTCAGGACTGTGATGGTCAGACCGGATACTCCGGCGAGAAACTGGACGGCATCGTTGATAAGATTGTTATTCGGCTTTTTGAACGGATGAAGACTGCCCCCAGGAGCCAGCTCATTCAAAAGCAACGGGAGAAGGAACTTCAACTGGCAAACAGTTCGGTGGCCAATCTGGAGAAGCTCCATGCCGCCACGGAGCGGGAGCTGGAAAGCTACAAAAAAGAGATCATCAAGACCATCAACGGGACTGGCAGTTTCGGAGCAGATATTCTCGGTGAGATGATAGAGGAAACCCGGAACAAACTGTTGGATCTGGCACAGGAATTGGAACAGGCCAAAGCAAAAGCGGCTGATCTGGAGAGTTCTGCCGTTGCTATTCAAAAGGAGTATGATAAGATCATGACCTGGGCCGACCTGTATGCGGGAAGCAGCATCGAGGGTAAGAAGATGATCCTGCGGCAGCTCATTGATCGAGTAAATATCGGCAAGAACTTTGAAATCGAAGTAGAGCTCAACATCAGTGTGATACAGTTCTTCGACTTCCTGCATCCAGAAGGGGACAGGAGTGTGTACTATCGCGCTTCCTGAGTGTATAAAAAACTCGGGAGATCTCAAAACGAGATCTCCCGAATGTGGCAAATGACCCTAATTGTGATACAAATGAACCCCTTTTTGCGTCAGGGGGTTCACTTTGTGTAAAGGGGGTTCACTCCGAACCGAGAGGGGTTCACTCTGTCCACCTCAAAAGCAAAGAACAACTCAACTGCCGAGCGAACTAACCCTGCGGAGGTAGCAGCTCTTTTATTGCTACCCGCAGTTCTGTCCCAACTTCATATCCTTCATTCTGATAATGAGACTCAAGCGTTTTATGGTAGAAAATTAAAGAAACGCCGCAGTGTGAGGATTCCTCCAATGCTGACATAAGACGTTTCCCTATGCCAGCCTTCCGGTTTTTCTCTTTCACAAACATAAACTGCGGGTACAAGGTATCGCAGAGAACTCCGCCATATATAAAACCGACAAGCTCTGTTCCCTCATATGCGACAAAGCAATTATCCCGGTACTCTTTATAGCGTAGCAAAGCCCCTGTTGTCGCTTTAACTTGTGGAGAATACCATTCTGAATCATCACACAGATCACCGAATTGCGGTATATCAGAGAACTCAAACTTTTTAATTTGAACGGAATCCTCCATACGTTTTGCACTCCTCAACTCCGCACCCTACCTTAAATAGAAGGGCACTACCTACAGTGCTTATTTTAGCACAGATAGTCGCACATTTCCAGTAAAAAAACAGCCAAGCCCACAGGCCACTACACCTGTGGGCTTGGCGCTATTCTGCGGTCAAACCGTAATCTCATGCCCTGTCTGGAACTTAAAGGTCAGCCGCCCGTCCCGGTGGACGGTCACGGTGTCGATGACCGTGAGCCAGAGTCGATCATCGAACTCGGTGATGGAATCGCCGTACTCCGCCAGCTCGAACATAAAACCGCCGATATCCTCGGATTTGGCTTCCCGCTGAGCCTTTGTCGCCTGGAGCTTCTCCAGCTTGGCCTTGGCGGTTTCGTACCGCTCTGCCAGGCCGTTGTAGCGTTCCAGGTAAGCGGCCTGGTCCTGCGCCGTGGTGGAATTCTCCTCGATGCACCGCTTGGTTAGCTCGGCCACCACCTCCATTTCGGAAAGGAGCGCCGCTATCTCGCTGTCCAGGGAGCCGGTATCGGTGAGCGCCGCCTGCATGGTGCGGCACTCGTCCAGCAGCCGCTCTTTGTCCGCTACCAGCGCATTGAAGGCGTCCAGGAACCGAGCCTTGATCTCCTCCTCGGTCAGGTGCGGTGTCTGGCACTTTTCTTCTCCGGTGAACTTGCTGTTGCACCGCCAGATAGTGCGCCGGTATTTGTCGGTGGAATGCCAGACCTTGGAGCCGAAGTAACCGCCGCAGTCTCCGCAGACCAGGCGGGAGGAAAAGATGCTGTTACCGCTGTAGCTGCGCCCGATGGCTTTCCTGCGCTCCAGCTCCCGCTGCACCAGTTTCCACTCGGCGGGGTCGATGATGGCCGGATGGCTGTTCTCCACATAGTACTGCGGCACCTCGCCTTCGTTTTTCTTCTGCTTTTTGGTGAGGAAATCCACCGTGAACGCTTTTTGCAGGAGGGCATCGCCCTTGTACTTCTCGTTTTTGAGAATGCTCTCCACCGTGCTTGCCGCCCACTTTTTCTTGCCGGCGGGGGTGGGTATCCCTTCCCTGGTAAGAAGGCTGGCAATAGAACCTGTGGTCTTTCCGCTGAGAAACAGGCTGTAAATCCAGCGGACGGTTTCCGCTTCCTCCGGCACAATCTCCGGCAGACCGTTGTCGCCCTTCCGATAGCCCAGGAAGTGGCTGTACGGCAGGCTGACCTTTCCATCGGCGAAACGCTTTCTCTGTCCCCAGGTGACGTTCTCCGAAATGGAGCGGCTCTCCTCCTGCGCCAGGGAGGACATGATGGTAATCAACAGTTCGCCCTTGCTGTCCAGGGTGTAGATGTTTTCTTTCTCGAAGTAGACCTCCACACCCTTCTCTTTCAGCTTACGGACGGTCACCAGGCTGTCTACGGTGTTCCGGGCAAACCGGCTGACGGATTTCGTCACGATGAGGTCGATTTTCCCATCGAGCGCATCCCGCACCATTTGGTTGAAGCCCTCGCGCTTTTTGGTGTTCACCGCCGAAATGCCTTCATCGGTGTAGACCCTTACGAACTCCCATTCTGGCTTGGACTGAATGAAGCGGGTGTAGTAGTCCACCTGGGCTTCGTAGCTGGTGAGCTGCTCCTCGCTGGAGGTGGAGACACGGGCATAGGCCGCTACCCGCCGGCGCACCACAGCGTTTCGCGCCAGGTGCGTGATGGGCTGAATGGTGGGCGGGATGACCGTTACGGCTCTTGCCATTTCTCACCCCTCCTTTGCGCCAGCGCCCGCTGCCGGGCGATTTCCTTCATTTCCGGCGTCCAGCTCTTGGCCCTGGATATGTGTTCCCAATGCCGCTCTGCCGTGGAGCCGTCTTTGAAATGGAACACCAGGGTCTTGTCCGGGGGGGCATCGATGCCCTTGACTCTTTACAGGAAGACGCCCTCATCAAACTGTGAAAGGCCGAGTACCTGGGCGGCAAGGTCGTAGAGCACCTTCTCCGGGATCTGGGATGTGCCGCAGGAAGGCAGATCTGTCTGCACCGCAGTTGGGCAGTTCCAGAAATGTCGCTTTCCGCCGGTACATCGCTTGTAGTTGCGACCGCACACCGTGCAGGTAATCATGCTGGTAAAGGCCGACCGCCGGCGGGGCCGCTTGACCGGGCTATTCTCCGTAATTCCGGTAAGAAGCTCCTGGGCGGCATCGAAAGTGGCCTGGTCAATGATAGCTTCATGGGTGCCCTCCGCATAGTATTGGGGCAGCTCACCCCGGTTCGGAATTTCCTTCTTCTCCAGATGGTTGTTCCGGTACTGCTTTTGCAGGAGCGCGTTGCCCAGGTACTTCTCATTGGACAGCATCTCCCGGATTCGCATGGAGTTCCACTTTCCGCCCAGAACACCAGTGAACCCTCTCCGGTTTAGGTCGATGGCCAGGCTGGTAAGGGATTCTCCCTCCAAAGCCCTGCGGAATACCTCTTGCACTACCGCTGCCTTTTCCGGGTCAACGGCCACGCGGCCCTTCTCGATTTTGTACCCGAACAGGAAGCGAAGGTTGACCAGCTCACCGCGCTCGAAGCCCCGGCGAATCCGCCACTTCTGATTCTCGCTGGCGGAGCGGCTCTCTTCCTGTGCGTAGGAAGCCAGGATGGTCATCATCAGCTCTCCGTCCGAACTCATGGTGTGGATGTTCTGTTCCTCGAAATAAACGTCAACCCCCAGAGCTTTCAGCTCCCGGACGGTTTCCAGCAGGGTCACCGTGTTCCGTGCAAAGCGGGAGATGGATTTCGTGATGACCATATCGATGTTTCCGGCGCGGCACTCAGCCAGCAGGCTTTGAAACCCATCCCGGCCGTCCTTGGTGCCGGTGAACGCTTCATCGGCGTAGACCCCGCAGTAAAGCCAGCCAGTGTGCTTCTGGATCAGCGCGCTGTAGTAGCTCACCTGCGATGACAAAGAATGCAGCATGGCATCCTTCCCGGAAGAAACTCTGGCATAGGCTGCGACCCGCTTCAGGCTGGGCCGCATGGGTGCGGGGAATGAAATTTGTTGAATGGTTCTTGCCATTCCGTCACCTCCTTGTCCAGTGCATATTACCTCTCAAAGGGCCTGTTATCCAGCGATTTCGGCGATTCAAAGCGGAATATACTACACGAAGATACCTCGTGCTTTTTGGCGATAATTGTATCAATTTTGCAGTAGTCATCCTCGCTGATGATGCCCTGGCGGAGCATATTCCTGGCAAGGCTCATGGCGGTCTGATAGGCGGTCAGCCGCTGGTACAGCTCATCCATCGGCGCTCACCGCCTTTTTTCCGAGCTGCGGCATAGCAGGTGCGGGAGCAGTAACGCCGGACTTTCGCACCGCTTTGAAACGAGCGCCCACAATAGGCGCAGTTAAAGGTGTAGAGGGTGCGCTTTCCACCCTTGTCGGGATGGTCGTTCCACCAGGAGATGCGGCATGAGTCCGAGCAAAACCGCTTTCGCTTTCGGTGGGGTGTCTGGATGATGGGCTTCCCGCACCTCTCACAGATGTCTGGAACGGCAGCGGCATTCTCGCCAGCGGGATGGCGGCGGAGGTAGGTTTTCACACTGTTGACCGGCAGGGCCAGGGCGGCGGCGATTTTCTTATACCCCAGCCCTTCCTGACTGAGTTTATGGATTCTGAGCTTTTCGGCTTCTGTCATAACAAGCCCCTTTCCGAGAGGCATAAGGCACTTCTCACCTTACAGCCACGGAAAAGGGCAAATATGAGGATGACAAAAAAATAAAGGGGTGCAGCCACGAAAAACATGACTGCACCCCTTCGGCTGGGCGGATATTCAGTTGGGGATCTTCAGCTTCTGACCGCTGTAGATGGTGTCGCCGTCAAGGCCGTTGAGTGCCTTGATCTCCTTGTAGCGAACGCCGCTGCCCAGATACTTCTCGGCAATGCCCCAGAGGATGTCGCCCTTGACTACGGTGTGGACGCGGTAGGTCACCGCCGCGCTCCCCGCCAGCGCCAGGTCGGAGACCCGCACCGGAGACATGATGGCGTTGGCGCCGCTCTCGTTTTTGTTGATGACCGCACGGTCGCCGGAAACCTCGTAAACATACCACTTCTGCTTCCGCACCCAGG